ATATTTTTTAAAAAATCAACACCTTTTTGTTCATTTTCATTGTTATTTTCATCTAATATTACTTCATTTTTTACAACTAATACTTCTAAAACTATATTGTTTTCATTTAATTTTGCAAAGTGTGCCATAATTTATTTCCTAAGCTGTGTATGTACCTGTTCCAGTATAACTAAGTATTGTATTAGAACCACTTGTTCCCACAGTTGGAGATCCTGTTGTTATTCCAGAATATGAAGATGTTGGTATAACTAATACACACCAACCACTTCCACCTGAAGGTGCTGATGATGGAAAAGCAGGTGAATTAGCACCACCTCCACCACCCCCTCCAGTTAATGCATCCCCAGATGTACCAACTACGGTTTGAGAAACTCCTCTTCCACCTCCACCCGATCCACCAGGAGGGCCAGGACTTGAAATAAAATTACTTCCTCCTCCACCACCAGCAACTGTTCCAGGTAAACTTACTGCTGTTAAAATTGTTGAATGTGTACTTGAACCATCTCCACCAGGACCACTAGCATCTCCGGCAGTAGTAGCTCCACCACCACCTCCACCAGAAGGACTTACTGGAACATTTCCATCATTTCCTTGTCCAGAAGTTCCAAATCCACCAGGTTGAGCATTATCTCTGGAATTCCCACCACCAGATCCATGTGTACCAGAAGTTGCTCCTTGTCCTGCTTGTGCAGCATTGTTTGCTCCTCTACCACCTTTTAATGCAGTTAAAGTAGGAGTTCCACTTCCTGAAAATGTACTATCAACTCCTTGTGTGTCGGCAGCTCCACCGGCTCCAGCGGATAAACTATAAACAGTTTTTGGAGTTAATAAAACAGATGCAGTATTTAATAAACCTCCTGCACCTCCTCCTCCTCCACCATTACCTAATCCTCCTCCACCGCCGCCTGCTAATAATAAAACTTGAATATTATATGGACCCTTACCTCCAGTAAATCCAAATCCTTTTGCTGAACCTGAACCTCTTGTAGATAATAAAGGCATTCTTTCTACTCCTTATTTAAATTGTGTTAATGATGCTAGTACTGTGTATGTTGATGCTGCTGTTTTAAGAGCTGTGTAAGTGTAGACATCATGTGATGATGTATTGCCCGCTGTTGGAGCACTTCCACCTTGATAAATTGCTGTAACAGTTGTTCCATCAACTTGTACTACGTTATTAAAAAATGTTGTGTTGCCTTGTTTTGTAATTAATGCAACTGTTGCAGATTCACCTACAGCTAAAGCCGCGTTTAATGCAGTTGAAGAATTTCCTCTTAAATTAACTGTAAAATTAGAACCTAAGTCAACGTTTTGATAATAAACAGCTTGTGTTAATACATCATAAGTAAATGTAGTTATATATGTAGTTGAAATTGTAGCATTTTCAAATACACCAAATATTTTTGATTCACCATTTAATGTAATTCTACCAAGATCACCTTTTGGTGTTATAGTTACACCAACGTTTGTATCTCCACCTGTTGCAGATATAACTGGATTATTTCCAGTTGCTGCGTTGGTAACTGAAATTTCGTTTACTGCGGATGCTGTAGTTGCAAATTTAATTTGCTCATTACCACTTTCATCACCAATAAAATTGCCACCATCTATTAAAATATTTTTTGCATTTGTATCTAAATTTGCTGCAAGTGTTGGAGCAAAATCATTAGATAATTTTCCAATGTTAGAATCTACAACATCAGTTCCATTTAAATATAAAAGTTTTGTTCCTTTATCTGTTGTAGAGAAAATAACACCTGTTTGACCAGCAACTTTTACTGTTACAGTAAAAGCACCTGATGTACTGTTTTTAATTACATAAACTTTTTCATCTGGTCCTGTTGCATCTGAAGGAATAGTAACATCTACGTTTCCTGAAATAGTTCCTGTAAGTTCTAATACTGCATTTTTACCATTTGAAAGTGCACCATTAGTGTATGTTAATGTAACTCCTGTTGTTGCATTTAATGCAACCGATTCATAACCAGCAATTGCTTGCTGAAGAATAACTAAATTTGTATTTGTAATATCACCCCATGTACCGGCGTTTTCGCCTGTAACTTGAATTTCTAGTTTAAGATCCGTAGAATAACTTGATGCCATAATTTTATCCTTATTTTGTTATATTATTAAATTTATGCGGCTGTGTCAATCTCTATCCAAGTTGCATCAGTTCCGGTATTAATTTCAGTCCAGATTTGATTATTAATACTATTTAACGCTATAGTCAATCCATTTCCTGTTACTTCTATAATAGAAGTTCCACCTGCAAACACTGTTTCAACTGCTATATTTAAACCTATTCCAGTAACACTTGCAATGGTATTTGCATCACCAATTGCAGTTCCTTGAGCTATATTTAGTTGTTCTCCTGTAACTAAAGTATTTGCATCTCCCGCAATAACTGTTCCAACTGCTAAAGCAACAGTCATTCCAATACCAGTAACTGTAGCATCTGGTGAAGGATCTACTTCTCCTTCAACAACATTTAATTGTTGACCTGTTAAGTCTGCTATTGTGTTTGGTATACCTTCTACAGTTCCTTGAGATATGTTTAATTGTTGACCTATTAGGGATAATGAAGCATCTCCTATAATAGATACACTATTTAATGATATATTTAATTGTAAACCAGATAATTCAACATCTGGATTTGGATCAAGTTCACCTTCTGAAATAGATAAAGCTGTACTAACTTCTCCATTACTCCAACTTCCTAATCCCCAACTAGTTATTCCCCATCCTGTATTAACAGTTGATTGAACTTCAACTATTGTATCTATTTTAAATCCTAAATTTCCTAAAGATAAATTTATTTGTTGACCTGTTAAATCATCAATTACTGTTGCTTGAGCTCCCCAAACATTTTCTCCCCACGCGAGTCTTCCCCAACCTTCATTAACTTCGGCTGTAACAGTTTCATTGCCTAATGAAATACCAATATTATTAAATTGGCCCCCCCAATTATTTGCACCAAAATTTCCTGAATTCCACGCGATAGGAGAGTCTACTACACTTGTAACTAGTACAAGTTCATCTCCTTGAAGTCCCCATTTTCCAAAACCCCAACTTTGTATTCCCCAACCAGCCATAATAGGTATCTCCTATTATGCGTTGCCGATTCTTAGAATAGCTGCTGATGATGTGTCTGCTGGAAACTGAATTGTGAAAGTTCCAGATGTAGCTGTTTTATCAGAACCAAAATCTAATACAGCAACTGCTGCGTTAGTGTTTGATGTATTATAAATTAAAGCTCCTCTTGAAGTTAAACAAACAACAGTAAAAGATATATCTGCAAAGTCTATAAATGCAACACCACTTGAAACAACTGGTGATACATTTGTTAAAATTCCGCCACCTGTTACATATTGACCAGTATTTGCAACTTCATTTGTTGAAGTGTAAACTGTTGTAGCTGAATTTAAAGTTGCTGCACTTGTGTATAGAGCTAATTTAAAAACGTTTCCTGTTGTCAACGTAAAATTATGCTGACCTTGTAGAAGTTGTCCTTTGAAAGAATTTGCTACTGCTTGTGTTATTGCCATAATATTTTCCTATCCTTGTTTTTGAATCTGAGGTGAACCTTCTTGGAATTCATCTCGTCTTCTTCTTCCCATTTGTTCAATAGAGAATCCTTGTAACACACTTTGATACTTTTGTTCATAAAATTGTATCATGTCTGCCGGACCCTTTAAAAACCCGTATGCCTCAACAAGGCATGCATACAATAAACCAGTGGGAAACTGATTACTTAAATATGTTGTCGTATTACTAACAGATAATCCTGCTGGCTTCAAGATATAATTTAATTGCATAGTGTATGTCAAGTCTGGAATTGGGGCTAATACTATTGTTTGCTCGTCCCAATAACTAAAATATTTAGGTAATCCTTGTGCATTAGTGCTGTTATATTCATTAATAAATCCAGTATCTCTATATTCTACTACAGCATTAGGACCTGTATATGCACCACCTGGTATAATTTGAGCTTCTCTTATAATCAAAGTTTGATCTGTTAAAAGAGGTGTACTTACATATTGTTGACCTGCAATAATAGAAGCTGTTGCGTAAGCTCTATTATTATCAGAATCTACATCCCTTTGAATTCTCCATTCAGCATCTAATATAAATCCATTAACAATAGTAGATGTAAATACATTTGCATCCACCTCCGTATAATCTCTAATTTTTTGTACTAGTTCTGTGTATGTCATATTAAGCTTTTAATGTTACTGGGCCTGCAGAACATTGTGCCCCGCCGCCAGATACATTTCCTGTTGTTGCTGTATCTGTACTCTGGAAAAAGAAATAATTCAATGGATCTCCAACAATACCAAATGAATCAATTTTTCCAACTGTAATCGTAAAACCATTTGCATTTGAAATATCTGTAACACCATCAAATG